AGACCGCAGTTTACTACAATCAACAGTTGGGGCCGAAAAGTCTGTTTGGTTCGATGCTTCCGGGCTTGGCGACTCTGACAATGGGGATTCCTCTGTCTGGGTCGCCTGCAACCATCCCAAGGTCCATGGCTCTAGCGTATCTTGGCTTCGGCGGTCAACTTCTGATGCCAAAGTCCTATCCAGCGGGGTTTGGGTCAGAAAAACAACGCAGTCAACGGATACAAGCCAGCTTCGTAAAAGCCCTTGCCATCGAAGAAGCGTTGGGATATATCAACGTTCGCGGGGTCAAGGGAGTTCAGAAAGCAACGCTCGTCAAGAGGGCTCTGGAGTCGGTCAAAGGGGAGTTTCAGGCCCGATCTTTGGCTGTGATAGTGGATTTCTTTACCTATGTCGAAGACTTGTACGTTTCTGGAGCGGTCGTAAACACTCCAACCCATGAACAGCGGGGAAGTGTTTGGGGATTGATGCAGGAAAACAGCAATCCCATCATGAACGAGATGTTTATCTCGATACTACCGGAGCGGGACGAGCAAGGCAGAATCAAGAAATCCCGTGGCAAGGATGAATGGGGGATGGTGCCTAAGCTCACTCCGTCGTTAGTCCTGAGGGAAAGACCCTTTTCATGGCGTAATGAAGTCTATGAGGTTCCTAGCGGCCTTTCTGGAGGTGCCCGCCAGCAAGTACGCTTTGGGGATGTCTTCTTTTCCCAACGGGGCCGGGGTGACAGGTTTCCAGCAGAGCAAGAAACATCCGCAAAGAAAGACCTTCTCGGAAACAGCCTAGCACCGGGCGGAATAAGCCTATCACAATCCTTGGGCGGTTTGTCTAGTAGTATTACAACGGCGGCTCTAGCAAGTTCGAACAGAGCGGTTGACCGGCTCAAGATTCAAGTGACGGACATCAGGCAGTATGAGCTAGGGCTCAGTGACAATGATATGTTTAACTTTTTCATGATTACACAGTCGGCGATCCCACTTACCCAGATACACCAAAAATTCACACTGTTGCTAGATGGGCTTGTGCCTATCTTTTTGCCTGAATCTATCACGAGATACGGACTCCGACTGCGGGATATGTCTACAAAATTCATGTACACCGGCGGCGGGGAAGTGGGTTCAAAAAAGGGGCTCGATTTCTTAGTCCGTTGCTTGATGGCTTACGATAATTGGTATCAGCATTCGCCCTGGTATCGGGCTGGAACGTTCAGCATTCGCCCGTGTCCAATGGCGCGGGCTGGAATGGTGCTTGACGTGGATTGGTCTACAGCGGAAGAGTCTTTTTACATCGAAAGCGTCAATCACAGCTTCACACACGGCGAGAACGGCGGGCAATTGGGAACAAACCTCACAGTGACAAGAGGGCAACCCTCTGGTTTCAGTGACCCAAGGTTGATTATGCCCTATGCCCCGCCAGATCCGGTCAAAATCTTCGGCTATAGCTCTGAGGCTGGAGGAGTCGGGAAGGAAATCCCCCGTGTAGACGTGCCAGCGGGCAAACAGCCGAAGGTTCTAAGAAGTCGATTAACCGGTGATGCTGAGAAAGTGCAGGAGTTTACAAAGGTTGTGGCACAGTTTGAGAGCGTATCGATCCTTCCTACCGGGACTTTGTCGGATTATCTGGTTGGGCTGAAGGAGACACCAGAGGCCAAAAGGACGATAGCCACGGCGAAAAAGGCACTGCGTTTCCTTGATAACAAAGGGCTTGCAATCACCACAAAGCAGATCGAGGACACTATCAAAGAGTACGATTCAAGGGCAAAGCCAGTCCCGCTACCACCGGTACACCCGGTGAAACAGGACAGGGCCGATGCAGGGCGACCGCCGTGGGCGCACGGGGTACTAAAGAACAAGATGTACAGTGGAGCGCGTGAATTCTTGATGAAGGTCCTGGACCTGATGACTGGATTGTTCCGTAAATAGGGGCTTAGAGGGTTGTTATGAGCGATGATGGAGACTATGACTGGGGATTTGATTTAAATGGAGACCCGCTGCAATCCGGGCTCCAATTGCACGGGAATTACGGGGTTTCCAAGATAGATGGTCCTGTCTTGGGTGTTGTGCTGAATGTTCACGCATCGGATTCACCGGGAAATTTGTTGCTAAGGACACTCCAGGGCGATAGCGACGGGCAACAGAAAGCCGCCTATATCGAGGCGGATGTCCTGGTACTCCAAAGCGATGTGGAGGAAAACTGGATTCTGCCTCACTGTATTGTTACACAGCAGAAATCCAGCCGTATAGGACCCTCTGAGGACGAGCCTGCCGACTTTACAGAGGACATCCCGAACGGAAGTACCGCCCAAGAGATAGACGCCTTGTACAGCGGTCAGAGCTTGAGCGCTTCGGATATGTCGGGGGATTGGGTGCTTGTGGACTTCATTGGTGGAGTCGTTCAATTTCCTGTAATCCGGGGGTGGTTCAGTAGTCCTTACAACCTGAAGGATTCGGCGCTGGGGTCGGATGGAAAGCGCTATCGTTTCAGAAGGAATAACAGTGGCTTCACGATTGACAAAAGGGGTGACTTCACAATCACCCATAGAACCGGGCAATACATACAGTTCCAGGGGAAGTCCATTACAATCAAACACCGGCAAGGCGGGGTTATCCACCTGGATGAAGATGGTTCAGTCAGTGTTACAGACCAATATGGGCACACATATAGAAGCGGTGATACGGGGATTCTAATCACGACAGGGGAAACGTCCCTGGAGCTACAGGACGCGGGGCAACGGATTAGCTTGGTGGCTCCAGGGGGCGCTGTGACGGTGGCTGGAACCAGTCTGAACTTGATAGGAGAGACGGTTGTTGCAACGGACGGCGACGGCGGGGGTTCCGCAGTTGCCAAACAACCTACTGTTTCGGCGGTATTGATTGCTCTGAAGGGGATTTCTGCATTGATTGGGGTTTTTGAGACAATCTTTGGAATCCCACCGTTATCAGTGCTCCCGCCGGTAGTTGGGCTGAAACTGATTCTTGCGGGCATCAAAGCGCCGATAGATGCGGCGGCGGATGATATAGTCAACAACTCAGAAAACTATCTAACTTCGGTGCTACGGGGAGAATAGCCATGCCTGCAATGAAACCAAATCCCGGTTGCAAAATGCCGGAAGTCAAATCACCTTTGGATATCACTGCGCTGGTGGCGGCGAATAAGCTGAAAAAGGAACTTCTCCAGAAGTCCCAAAAGGCATTGGCCCCGGTCATTGCTGCAATCCCTACCCTACCAGGGAGCGATACAGTCGCCGCCCTGGCGGTCCAACAGTACTTGAAGGGGTTGGATGCAATCCAGAAGGTACTCGCGGCAAACAAGCTCTCAGACGCCGTAAATGACGCGATAAAAATGGTGTTGAATGCAGATAAATTGACCTCCAGCTTGGGCAAAATACCTTGTCCTTTGCCCGATGTCGTGGACAAAGACGCAGATCCTTTATCATAATTGAGTTGAGTCAATCAACGGTGAGAGTAGATGAAATACGAACTTTTCAATGAGGACTTCACAACGGGCGTTTTTGAGCACCTTGACGAGGGATCTGTAGCCCTGATACTGACGGATTTGCCCTATGGTACGACGGAATGCAGTTGGGATGATGTGATTCCTTTTGATAAAATGTGGTCTGCTTTTGACCATTGCATCGCAGCAAAGCGGGCAATTGTGCTCAATGCCTCACAACCCTTATCATCGCGCCTAATTTCCAGCAATATCGAGCGTTACGCCTATACTTGGTATTGGGATAAGAAATTTGCAGGGAACTTTGTCCAGGCGGATAAGACGCCGCTGAGAGTAATGGAAGAAGTACTTGTGTTTTGTGAAGATTCCAGAACGCCGGTGTACTATCGACAGATGGAAAAGCGAGAGAAACCTATCAAGAAGGGCGGGCACACTAAGAGCGAAGCGATTCCTATCCGGGGCAACACTGAGCATTCCAAGGAGTGGCGGGAGTCAACGCGGATTTATACAGACAAGTGCCCGACAAATTACCTGGAGTTCAGTGTTCGCGACCGCTTCAGAGGGAAGCACCCAACGCAAAAGCCCGTGGCTCTATATGAATACCTGATTAAGACCTACACAAAGCCGGGTGAGACTGTGCTGGACTGTTGCTTTGGGTCCGGTAGTTCGGGGGTCGCAGCAGTCAAGCTGGACAGAAACTATATAGGTTTCGAATTGGATGAAAAGAACTTTGACGCCGGGGCCGACTGGATAGAAGAATGCTACAGGAAAGACCCTAAGCATATGAAAACTATCCTATAACAGGAGTAGGGAAATGTCGCGTGACACACGATACACAACAGAGCTAGACAATACGGATGTTTTGCGCAGAAATCAGTTTGCTAGAAACTCCCCTAACCCTACTGGCCCCGAAGGTTCAGGGCCGTTCATGTATGCTCTGTATATCTTCGATATACAAACTGGAAAAACACTCCGTCAATTTGGCTTTGACGTTTCACCGAAGTCAATACGTGAAGATGAACCCTTCGCAGAGGACGTGGTAGCCGCCCAGGAAGGCGGCTGGTGGGTCGATGGACGCGGACAGTATTTCAAGGACGTAACAGTGGCCGGGGATTTCGGTCTTAGACCTAGCCCCAAGCGCTTCATAAACGGCGGTGGCAGTAGCCTGAACCGAGCAGGGCGGGCAATTTCACAGTCAGCAAATCAGGTTGCGATTTCCGGCGCTCGTTTGGCTAATGTTATAGCAGGCAGTCAAGCGGCCCCACAAGGCGAGTTCACGGGTCCAGACCGCTTCCGAATGCTAAAGAACCTATTCCGCTGGTATGCAGACCTGAAGCGCAAAAGAGACACTGCTAGCCGGGTTATGATGGTTTGGGCAAACTACAAAAACGGCGAAGTGTATTTGTGTGTTCCCAAGCGCTTTGGTGAAGAGCGGACTGTCCCAAGTGGCCGGTTCAAGAGCAATTACAACTTTCAGTTGAAGTTGCTTGCCCCGCTTAGAGTAGAGGTTCCGAAGGACTGGCTGTTTTCGCCCCGCTCACAGCAGGGCCGGGGGGCTTGGCTCGATAAGCTCAAGCAAGTCGCAAATGTCTTGGATGCAAGTAGGCAGCTTATAGAAACAACCGCAAATTCCATTGCGGAGTTTGGTATCGAGATCGCTGATTCTATTTTGCGCCCTGTAGCGTCGGCTGTGGAGCTTGCCAGGGGGATTGTAGACGGAGCGGCGACCTTAGCACGGTTTCCCCTGGAAGCGATGCGTGCAGCGCATAGAACGTGCATGTCGGTCATTGGGACGATTGCCGAGACAGCCGAGAACGCACGCAAGTTTGAGCGCATTGGTATGGAGTATCAACGCATGGCGAGGGCGATAGCAGCGAGCTTTGTGCCATTGAAGATCTTTTCAAGGCAAGACAGCAACGCGCCTGCACAAGCCTATGCAAGGAAGTATCGTGAAAGGTCGGGCATCCCGCCGTTTGACTCTGGTGCCAGGACGAACCGACAGACCGCCGATACTGACTCTTCTGGTTTTGTCTTGGGCGGTTCTAATATCCCGCAAGGCGAGAAAAAGATAAAGATTCCAAAGTCTTTGACAATCCGGGGGATTGCGCAACAGTTCCTTGGGCAAGCGGGCCGGTGGAAAGAAATTGCCATACTGAACAACCTGAAGCCGCCCTACCTAAGCCCTAGTGGTGACGGGAAGAACGTACTGCGACCAGGGCAAATCATCCGTATCCCCGCAGTCATACAAGATGGACAAGGCCAAATCTTCGACACCCGCGACGACGCAGTAGAAAAAGAGGGCTATGATTTCGGAAGGGATCTAAAGATTGACCTGAACACATTTTCCTTTTTGGTCGATGATACCGGCGACTTGGCAGTCGTCGAAGGGGAGGAAAACTTGACGCAAGCGGTCAATATAAAAATCAGAACGAAGCCGGGGGATCTTGTTGTACATCCCTGGTTTGGCTTTTCTGGAGAGGTTGGCTCTGCCTTAACACTGGACTTATTGGCCCGTTATCACTTAGAATTAAAAATGACGTTGTTGTCAGATACCCGGATAGAAAGAATCAAATCGTTGAGTTTACAGGCATCTGGTGATATTCTCTCTATTCGTGGGAGTCTGGAAGCAAAGGGAAAAGACGATGCGGTGGGCTTAAGCGTGTTTCTTCCTTCAGGTGTGTAGAGTTGATTCGGTCAACGCGGAGCATTGGATGTCTGAAAAGTTTGAACAGTTGGAATTCCCGGAGACATGGGAACATAAGGACCGCGTGAAAATGTTCCGTGGTGATAGCCTGTCTGTACTGGCGGGACTGCCGGACAATTCGGTTGATTCATTGGTGTGCGACCCGCCCGCTGGTATCAGTTTCATGGGGAAGGCGTTCGATTCAGACCGTGGTGGCCGGGATTTGTGGATAAAATGGCTCACAAGCATCATGCGCGAGTGTATGCGTGTCTTAAAACCCGGTGCCCACGGGCTTGTATGGGCACTCCCAAGAACAAGCCATTGGACTGGAACCGCCGTAGAGGACGCTGGCTTCGAGGTCAGAGACGTTGTGAGCCATTGCTTTGGAAATGGTCTACCAAAGAACCACGACATCGGCAAGGCGATTGACCGCGAAGCCGGTGCCACTAGGGAAGTCATAGGCACATACGACACCAGGGGTATGCATGAGCCCATCAAGGCCGGTAGGACTAGCTCTGGAAGCTCCAAGGAGGGGATTCTAAAGCTCTTTGATACGTCAGTCGTTCAGAAGACAAAGCCTGCAACCGCTGAAGCCGAGAAATGGGACGGTTGGGGCACTGCCCTGAAACCCAGCATGGAGATGTGGTATCTAGTCAGAAAGCCCCTGGACAAGGGGATGTCGATAGCCCGCAATGTTCTGGCTCATGACACAGGCGGCTTAAACATCGATGGCTCTAGGGTTGGCAACGGCCACGACCGCTCCAGCGGTGGGAACTCTGGAAGCACGGCTATATGGAGCGATGGAGACAGACCAACAGTCAAGCGCCCCACTGGAGGCCGGTGGCCGGGGAATTTCATGATGTCGCACAGTCCTGAATGCGTCATGGTGGGCGAGAAAGAAGTCAAGAACAAGAATGATAGACCGAACTCGGCGGGCAAGGCGTCGAAGCAGCCCCCGTCAGCTATTAGCTTTGGATGTGAGAATAAACAGAAGTCGCTGACTATGCACAGTGATGCAGATGGGATGGAAACTGTTGAAGATTGGCAGTGCGTTGAGTCATGTCCAGTGCATTTGATGGGGCAACAAAGCGGGGTTTCAAGCGCTAGACCGTCGAAAGCTGCAAGGGCTGGAAAGATTGATGGAAATGAGCAGATCGGAAACATGTTTGGTGTAGGCAATTCCAAAGTTCGCACATTTATCGATGATAGTGGTACAGCCTCCCGATATTTCAGGCAATTCGAGGCATCCACAGTCAGCGACTATGACCCGTTTTTCTATTGCTCCAAGCCTTCGCCGTCAGAGCGGAAAAAAGGGCTTGAAGAAAAGAACAGTCACCCAACAGTCAAGAGCATTAAGCTTATGACTTATTTGATAAATCTGATTACACCGCCCAACGGATTGGTTCTGGATTGCTTTATGGGGTCCGGTTCCATGGGGGTTGCAGCAGTCCAGGCGGGTTATCACTTTATAGGTATTGAGCTTGAAGAAGAGTATTTCTTGCTTGCAAAAGAGCGCGTTCTTGACGGTGTGAGCGAGCGGAAAAAGAAAGCAGTCAGTATGTTGGACGGTCCAACGATTCTGGGATAATCGTTGACCTAATCAACAGGCTATCATAAAAGGACGGTCTTATGGGCGTTTTAGTTGAGTTTGAACCCCGGTTCTTTCCGGTCATTATCCAGGACGCGGTCGCGTTTGTTCGCATCGTTGCCCCTGAATTGACAGACTGGGAAATCGGCTCCAGGATACGGACATTGCTGGAAAGTCAAGCCATTGAGCAAGACCAGGAATATCATGAAATGGTCAACATTTCATTGCTCAACGATCTCGATAACAACCACGGGAGCGACCTTGACGAGCGCCTTGCAGAAAGAAATCTGACCAGACAACGCCCGACTTCGGCGGTCGGTCAGGTGGTTGTTTCCAACGGAAATCTAAACACAAGCTTTCTGTCTGCTGACCTGCCCGCTGGTTCCGTGGCTTCCGGGCTTTACAGCACCAATCCATTTCCAGATACAGGCTTCCCTTTCACAATTCGAATGGGTGAAAATACCGCAAACGTCGAAGATGTCGTACTATCCGGCAACTCGACAACCACAAAAACGCTGACTCATGCAGCGACCACAAAAACACACTCCAAGGACGCCCGTGTCTCACTTGTAGAAGGCGGAGTACTGTCTGCTAGCGCGGGCACCAGAGTACGCTCTAGGACCTCGGTGGATAGCCCCGTGGAGTTGATTGCAACACTCCTGGAGGATGCTGTAGTAGACCCTGGAGACTTTGACAGCCTTCCAACGTTGGCAAAGGCCGATACGCCGGGTCCAGCGGGTCGCTTCGCTAAGGGTGCAATCAGAGCCTTTGCTGCTTCGCCCCCGTTTGACGGGGCTTTGGTTCGCAATGATGCAGCGTTTGGTGGCGGTCGTGACGATGAAAGAGATGAACAGTACCGATCCAGAGGACGCCGACAGCCCCAAGCCATCGCAAGAAGCATACCCTTGAGTCTGCGGGAATTGGTGGTAGGATTCACGTTCTTAGATGACAATGGCATCGAGTGGCGCGTGGTTTCCGCCAATGTGAGGGAAGTTTTCCACGCCGATTGTGAGGACTTTGTCTATCTGTATATCTGGCCTGGAAGCTTCGGATTTGTCGAGCAAGAACAAGTCATAATCCCTGAAGTCCTGGAGGCATCCGCCGAAGAAGGCCGGAAGTATATCAGGCTTGCAAAATACCCCGTGGTTCCGGGTACTACGGTCGTTCAACATCAGCCCGTGGGTACAGCGCTTTGGAATGCAGCAACGCTAGGCACTGACTACTATCTGAACGAAGCAACCGGATGGCTTGAGTGGGATGGAGGGCTCTCCAAGGGCGACGGGCTCAGGGTTTTCAGCTATGATTACTATCGCGGATTGATTCAACGTGTACAGGAATTTATCGATGGAGCCATTGCAAACAAGGTCGTGATACCCGGAGTCAGAGCCGGTGGTGTCAAGGTTCTAGTGACCTTCCCAAGGCCCAAGAAATTGATAGATGATGTCCGTGCAAGCATCTCCGTTATCGACGGTAGGGAGAGCGAAGTAGCCATATTGGTACAGGATGAACTCAGTAGGTACTTGAGTGGTCTAGCAATTGGTGATGATGTAATCAAAAACGAGATGGTTGAAAGAGGGATGGGTGTTGCCAATATGTTCAACATCAAATTCACCTTTCCAACCGACGACATCGTGATTTTAGAAGACCAAATTCTTGACCTTGAAGACATCGATGTCATTATCAGCTAAATGGGAGTGTTAGATGTCAAGGGAACTCTTAGAGGCAACTGAGCCAACCGCCGGTCATATGGGGCTTTACATGTACAGAGGGCGCATAGAGTCTATCTATGATGGCGATACGATGCGAATCACCGTTGACCAGGGCTTTTCCACAGCCCGCCTTAGAGAGAGCTTTCGACTGTACGGCATCAATACCCCCGAAGTCAGGGGCGCAGAAAAAGAAGAAGGCAAAAAGGTCCGTGATTATGTTCGAAGCTTTCTGCCAATAGGGCAAGAGGTGTATGTTCGCTCTGTTCGCGACAAGTCGGGGAAATACGGTCGATACCTTGGAGTGATATGGGTGGAAAAGCCCGATGGCTGGGTGAATGTGAACAAACATCTTTTGGATAACAATATGGCAGTGGAAATGCTTTACTGATTGGAGTGTTAGCAATGTCCGACTTTCAAACATCTGGATTCATGGTACTTGTCAAGGCCGAAGGCTGTATGCAAGGTCCCAAGGGCGGTTGGCACTATGAAACAGGGAGCGGCCACAAGGTCTATGTTAGCGGCCCTGAAGAGTGCAACAAGATGGCGCAAAAGTTCCTGGACCCGGAGCAGCGGGAGCAGCAGGAGCAAGAGGGGCAGTTGCCAGAGGAGCGAACAAGGCGGGCCGGTGAAGCAATAGAGCAACATTCCGAGCAGACTCCTTCGGAGTTTGAGCAGAAGGCGGCGGAGCTTACAAACGCGGTGGCAGCGGACGGCAAGGGCCTTGCTAAGAACATGTGGAACTCTATCAGGGTTGCGCTTACGGGTGTGATGGCGTCTGCGTCCGAGACTGCTAGCGTTGAGTCCGTAGCAGCGTCGGTTGCGTTATCCGCCGCGAGGAAGAAAAAAGAAAAAAAAGAGACAGACGCGGAAACACCGGACGAAATGAAGACAGCTATCACGGCGGCGGATATATCGTCACATCCGAGCTTTGACGGGACGCCGGAAGAAGCAGAAAGGATTGCCAAAGTCCACAATATGCAACAGTACATGGAGCACGCAGAAAAACCGTGGCACGAAAAGCTTCCCACGGCGCTCAATGACGAAAAGCGCGGTCATACCGCGATGTTGAGGCTTGTTTTCGACAACGTTGAGGGATTGGTTGCCAAAGCAGCGCGAAAGGCCGGTGAGGCCGCGTCCAAAGTGAATCCAGGGCTTGGGTCGCAGTTGAAGATGTACGCTGAACTTAGCGAGCACAAGCGCTCACAGGGGCAAATTAGTTCGGCGGAGAAGTCGCTGGGAGCGAGCTATGTAACTTCCTATGTGTATTCAATGCTCGCAAAGCCCATCTATTACGGGACCTATATCAAGGCGGGAGCGGCGGCTCTAGGCAAGCTTGGTGCAATGGGGGCGACGGCGGCTATGGGGTCCGGTGTGGCGGGCAGCGTAGCTAGCACTGGATCTTCTGGCTTAGGCGCTCTGGTCGGTACGGCGGCGAGTTTGGTTGTTTCTATGCAGGTTTGGAAGCATGTCATCAAGCCAATGTCGCAGAAAATGACGGATAAAGTGGTTGGCACTGACACAGATCCCCTGATAACGGACGTTATCAATGGCTATGTTCGTTTGAATGAGCTTACACCTGAAGCCAGGGAGCAGATAGGTGCTCACATGACTATCAAATCCCTTGCAGGAGTAGACGACAAGACGGCCTGGGAGATGTTGCGACTGTGCAAGGCATTGGAGCCCGGTGCATCTGACGCCCCTCAAACGGGCCGGGAGATACCCTATGAGGCACACCACGTTGAAGCCTATAAGAAGGTCATGGATGAGGTACTTCCGGGCGTCCTGGTGGACGTTATGGACAACCTGGAGGCCAATGGCTTTTCCGAGAAAGAGCAGGCCGCGATGCAAAAGCTCACAAAGCTTATGATTCAGAAAAAGAAGAACCCAAGCCCAGAGGCCCCGCCACAAGGTGTTATGGGTTGAACGAATCAACAGGATTGATTGATGAGCCTGATAAAACCGCTTGACATTCAGTACGCTCAAGGGACGCTAGACACGGCGGGAAGGCCGTTGCAGATCCTTGAGGAAGCCCATAGGGTTGCTCTAATGCCCGTTGCTACAGGGCGCACGCCTGGAGTAACGCCGCAATTCAATGACCCAACGGGCATCGCGTCGTACTATGGTTTCGGCAAGGATGGACTGTACTACGAGGCCGGTGTTGCGGGGCGCACATGGAAACCGCAAGAGTCAATCGACGACTTTGCAGACAAGGTGACAGATCCGCTCCGCTGGACGACAGCCAGCGGAAACCCCGATCTCACCGAAGGTGCAATCAATTACTGGTCAGATCCGCCCTTTGGACGCCGGTTATTCCTGGAGGCTACCAGTGCAGCGGCCTTTGTTGCCGACCGCAAGGGGCTCATGGTACACACTCCAGCGGGTGACAAGGCAATCATATCAGGCCGGGTTACAACAGTCGGTGAGGATGCCGAATTGGGCGCTGCTCTCGCATTCTGCGTACTGTTGGGGCTTCAGCAAGTCGGCTCAGATGCAGACTACATTTTTGCTGGATATGCAAACACAGTCACGCACACATTTTCCCTTGTGATGGGGGTTGTGGTTGCTGGTGTTCCGACTGTAACCGGTACTGTGCCCGTTCCTACGGGCTCTTTAGAGGCATCTATTGCCATTGAAATAGACCATGGCGGGGGAACATACACTTGCCATTATAGCTTTTCACCCGTCGCAGAAGACCACACCGGCGGGAGTTGGGGAACTTTCGCTGCACCCATAGCACTGCCAGCGGGATGGCCTTCAGCTTCGGTACCGCGTATACACTCGGAGTTCCCGCCGTTTACGCCGTTGACAACAAGACACAGCATCGCGGATGTCCGGGTCGAACTCGGTAGCGGCCCGTTCTTAGGGGCACAGCGAGCTTCCTGGTACCTGGAGACATCTGACGGAACTAGACCTCTACTTGATAGCGGTGTGGGCGCTGTTTGCCCGGATGAATTGATGGTAATGTGGGAGCGGGACGGCGCTGGCTTCAATACCCTTACTCTCATCGACGTTTCCACTCCAGCAGATCCATTGCTCTGGAGGCGATGGGGAAATCTACCTACCTGGGAGCGCCATCCAAGGCGAAAACATCGTTTCTGGTCGCCCGGTTGGATAGACGCGGATGAAGGTCATATCATGATGACCCGCAATACCACTGGTTCCGTAGGAGGCGACGAGACGGGGGAAATATGGATATTCTCACTTCGGTGGGATACAGTGGTTGTTTTCAATACGGTGGGAGTAGGGCGATATTCATTGCTGTTCGATGTCCCTACTGGCCGCGTCCTTAGAGAGACAGGCTCTTGGGGCTCCAGATTTCTGTATCCACCGACTCTAAACGGGTATGCGATTTCTGACAATTATGACCACACTCGCCAAGCATTGTCGGGAGTCCCGTTTGTCGGGACCTACAGCAACATATCCCTGGAGGAAATAGCTCCAGCTATCACCTATGGGGTGAACGGAAAGGTCGGTGACGACGGCGTTTTCTACCTGGCTTATGGTATCCAGGGAACTCGCCCCTCATATCCGGCGAGTGCGCCTTGCTATGCTGGAGTGATTGCCCTTCAGGAAGGTCCGGCCCGTCATTACGAGCGGCGCATCTTCCAAAACAACGATACGGCCCGTATATGGGACACCACAGACGAGGGCTGGATAGGCGTTGCCTTGACGCACGCCCGTGCTATATGGTGGCATCAAGCCATCGAAGACTCCCCAACATCCGACCTTTACGGCGTTCTAAGCAGAAAGGATTTCGTTGGAGATGTAGCAGACAACACCCGCTTAGCACCGTACCTGGACAACGTTTCTTACGGTACGCCCGACCGTTTGGGCAGCGCTTGTCTGAATATGTACTTGCTCGACAGCTTGCCAATCGGCGATGAATTTATCTGTATTGCAACGGGGTGGGCGGGGGATTCGTGGGTTTTTGTGCTGTGGTACGATAGTGCAATCCCTAGCAATTCGCAGAGTCGGACCTATGGACATACGAACGCAGCGCAAACATTCGTCCCACCGACCGCTGACCTCGGACTGCTACAGCCTTCGGCGGTCTTTCCAGGATGGTTTATCTATGAGCATGAAGACACCATTCCAGAGGTCGATTTGTGCCGTATATCGGGCTCCAGGCTACGCAGTGAAGCACTGGTACCAGATCCTCAGTGGATTGGATACACCCGGATGCTGGGCCAAGAGGCAAAGCTTCGTGATTATACGATGTTGCGGGGTCAATCGTTGAACCGTGGTGAATTTGTTGTGGAGCTAGATGCTAAATGGACGCCGCCATGGAACTTTGGGGACCGGTTCGTTACCTATGAGGATTTTACAGCGCTCCAAAGCACGGGTATCAGGCTGTTTATAGAGTCAGAGCGCCGACTTCTCGGATATGTCGAGTTCAGAATCCAGGGCCGTCCTGCTTTGGCGAGCGCGGAGGTCGAGGTCAAGGGCTTTTTGCAATGGGGTCAGCTTGGAGGCCTGGAGAGCTTGACGGAAAATACCGTTGTCTTGACGGGATGGGCTAACCAGAACAATGCGACTGTGAGGCTTCGAATAAGACGCCTGGGAGGCCTTCTGGAGCTAATGTATTATGACGAAGCGGCTGTAGGGTTCGTCACGGTTCTAAGCGTGCCAGATGTACCGCAAGCCCCTGTTCTGTACGGGATGCAAACATTGATGTCAGATGCCCCCGGTGGACCGGCCTGTGGAACCATGTGGCGAATCGATGGATTCAACGTTGCACCCTCTGACGACCCGCTGGGCGGGGCCTTTTCGAGGATTGTGGACTATGATTCCTTGCCCTCGGTCGGTGCATCTTCACAAGGTTGCGTTGTGTCCAGACAAGCCCCGCCGACCGGGGTTCTTGGCAGTATAATCATTGCAGAAGGTTGGATGTTTCCAATGTTCCCGCCACAGCGTTGATTCAGTCAACTGGAGTTAGAAAATGCCTTTGCTTCAAGAAACCTTTCCTGGCCCCGTGATAGACGCAACGCGGTGGACTGAGACATTTGGAAATGACGGCGCTTCTATCGTCGGTGTACCGGGCGAAGCCCAAGCTGGGTACTATCCTCAGAACATCGACATGGATGGAGATGCCGCTGATGTCGATAGCTTGGGGAAAATCTACGTCCCTGGAGCCCACGACTTCCGATACCAGTACTTCTATGAGGACATTGACACCGAACTGCCCGGAGTTATAAGGGTTTTATACATTGGTTGGCAGTCAATCGAGCTAGACCTCGCGGGAGATCCGAAGTACATAATCTTGTTGCTGATTGTCGTTCGCCCTAGTGGTGTCGAGCGATTCAAAAAGTACGTCAAGAATATGGCTTCAACAAACATGTCTATCATCATGAACGATCCCGCAAGTGGCGATGGGGTGGGCGGTTTACGCATTTCAAGAAGCGGATACGACTATTTTTTATGGCGATATAATAACACAATCCTAGATTGGGTTGTGATTGACAATTTTACCTTTGCTGATAATGGCTTAGGATATGTTACCTTTGGCAATTATGTAGCAGATGATACAATCCCGCCACCACCGTGGATTTCGGGTTCATAGGAGGTTTTAGATGGGAGTCCAGCGCTATATCCTGCATCCTGGAGTGGGTCAAAATCCCCCTGTAGCCGGTGCTGCAAGAGCACAAAAGGACGGGGCGGAGTTTTCTTGGCTTGAGCAGATATTCCCTGTAAGTCAAGATACTGAGTCACATTTTCAGGGCATTGTAGCCCCGCCGGAAAAGCTCGGATCTGGTGTTATCACGTTCAAGGCGGTCTTCAGGCAATCCGGGATAGGTGTTGGGAATGTGCGCGTTGATTGCTTTCTTGCGCAAGTCGCCGTACCATCGCCCCGCGACGTGGCTCCAGCATCGCTAGGTCCCGCAACCGTCGCATCTGCCGGGGTTGACAGCGGTGAATTTACCTATAGTTGGACAAAGGACATTTCCCTTGTTGCTATAGGGGAAGAATTACTGTTCCAAATCAAGCGCATAGGGACAGACGGACTGGATGACGTGGGTGCTGATATCACCCTGGTTCGCGTCGAAGTCTACATCCCTTCGTTTGATTCGTTTGTTTTCGACTCGACATGGAATGGCTCACACCCGGTACTAGGGACTTTCCATCTATGGGTAGATGAAACAGGCCCGCAGCACCGACTCCGCATCAAAGATGGAGTCCCTGGATCTGAGGTAGATGGGCAAGTTGTTGGCGAAGAGAGCGCAGCGTAAGGATAAGAGATGCCACGCATTTTTGAGTTAGAACTTGAGTTTCCTGGAGGCAATACAGCGCCTATCCCGGTTATCACGGCGGCAAATCAGCCCTTAGACCGTCGAACATCGAAGGCCGGATTGGACTCCAGCGTTGTTATCGCCCTTCATTACGAGCAGTTGGGCGCTTGGGACATCGACGTTGTTGCTTGGGACATCGAAAGGTCCGATGATATTGGCTTGACGTGGGCATCTCTGGTTACTCAGATAACAGACCGCCCCTTCTACATTGACCACGTATCGCCTGGAGTCTACCAATATCGGGCGAAAACGAGGGTTTCTCTAGGTGGAATTTCTGCAACTGGAAATGAGGTAGAGGTTTCTGTTGGTGCTTGGGCGTCCTTTGAGGACGGGGCTATCGATGAAATCGAATCATCCACCGGAGTGAACCTGGACAGACTTGGAGCCGCCGCCGTATTCCCCCTTGGCTTGGGCGGTCCAGCTCTCGGCATGAGCATCGCAGAGGGC